TAAGTTTCAGTGTAATCAAACGCCAACTCATCCATGTTCACTGGTGTTTGGAATACGCCCATGTCTTTTTGCTTATCCCCAGTCAGTCCAAGATCCTCATACTCTTTAACGGCAGATTGATACTCTTTGCTTGCCCTACTCATGCCTCGCCTTGGCGCTGTGGCTAAAGCAACTAAAGTATCGTATTCAGCCTCAGACATCATAGAACCTATGCCGCCACGCATACCGCCCATATAAGGGACGTTTATTGCAGGATCTACGCCCGGATCAGTGGTGGTAGTGGTGCCTGTGGTTGTTGTGTCTGTAGTGTCAGCTTCTGGAGTTCTTTCTCTAAAATAACTTATTTCAGGGCCAAATCCGGGCCGATACCCAACCTCTGCAAGCTCTTCTGCCGTTTTAGCCACTGGCCCTCTAAGTTGTGATTGCCTTGATGCAGCAGAACCAAATCCAAACTGCACGTTAGGGACATTAAACCTTGGGGTGGGGCCACCCACATCCATGCGTACAGGCTGCATTCCTAGCATCTGAACTTCAGCTAACTGACGCTGATATTCTTGAGGATCAAGAGACACTAACCCACCGTTAGCATAGTTGCCCGGATCATACGCAGCATATCTACGGTCAGCGCCAGATACGTCTATGCCATAGTCAGATCCGACTTGACCAAGTGACGTTGCAAGAAGGTCTTCTGCTCTTTGTTTTCTTGCCTCTTGATCAGCTTCAAACCGCCTGCCAGCAGCTTCTTGACGCCTCATCATATCCATTTGAGATCTTTGGCCTTCGCCAACAGCAATTGGGATTAAAGAACTACTACTCATCAACCCTTTACCAACTGCGCCGGGATTAGTAGCCATTGCTCCTAATCTGCCTCCAAATCCTTCTCCTCTCACTCCTTGAGCGTAATCAGCAGATCTAGAAGCTAAAATGTCTTCAGCACCTGAAAGGGCGGTATTAGCTGAAGCTAAATCCGCTGCGGTTTTTGAAGCATCACCAATACCTGTGCCTAACTGAGCAAGGGCATCAGCTTGACCTGCTTTTGCAGCAGCTTCACCAGCTATCTTGACGCCTTCTTTTGCAGTTTCTACACCGCCAGCAAGCTCCTTAACGCCCTTTGCTGCATCTAACCCTGCTCCAAGTGCTTTACCTATACCGAATCCAGTAAGACCACTAACTAACCCTTCTTTAAGGTCGCCAGTTATAGCCGCAGTTGTAAGACCAGAACCAATCGCACCAGCAAGGGCAGAACTCATACCTGCTGCGCCCAATATACTACCAGCGCCAACACCCGTTAGAGCAGCAGAACCAAGAGCACTACCTAGGATCGGTGCTAGAAAAGGCAAAAATGCTTCTGGTTGCCCAGTCACAGGGTTTGTAGTAAGCCGTCCACCGGGCGCAAGAGAAGCTATGCCCTGCACCTCTGCTGGATTCATGTGAACCAACATACTGTCGCCGTAGCGACCATACTGGGCCATCTGCTCTGCTTGTGGCTGCAATGGTGCTGGCTGCAATTGTCCTCTTACATAATTCATTAACTTGTCTCCACCCCGAATAGGTTAAAACTTACATTGGCGGCGCTGGAATAAACCTTGACCACATCTGTTTGAGAGAGGCAAATGCCTATTACAACCGTCCTTGTGGTGGTTGCTGCAAGATCCTCGTCGTAAAAAATAAACTGCTTGTCATCGGCTGTTGCACCGCCAACGTGAACACTGACTCTGAACGTGATGCCAGAACCGCCACGGTTGCATATAACCAATGAGCTAACAGTTGTTTGTGTTAGGTCGGGCGCTGTGTACAAAGTCGTTGTTGTGGTCGCGCTGACATCAACCTGACCAAGTACCTTGATAACGTCTGTCACGATGCACCCATAAGCAGGAACTGAAACCTACGCATAGCTAAAGATCCAGACTTGTCGCCTTGGGTCTTTGCTAGGCTTACATCGTTTTCTATCTGATCCATTGCTTGTTCTATGGTTCTGCGAGTAATCGCCTCGTTGTTAACATCATACTCTGGCGTTGGAACAGGTAGTGGGTTTTGTCTTGTTGCCATTAGCGCCTACCGTCTTGTCGCATATCAAACCTAAGATCACCAAGTCTCCAGCCAAAGCCAGACCCACTGCTCTCAATGCGAACGATTGCATGTCTTGCTCTTGTGCGTATGTGTGACTGCTGAGTTGAAGATGTAACCGTAGCTGTCGCTTGGGTTGTGGGTGTTTCTAGCGGGAAGTTGCTGCCTTTGATTGTGAAATCAACAGACGCATCTGATGTAGCTCCACGGAAGCTAAAGTCAGGAATTATCCGGCTAATCATCATAAACCGCTCACCTTCGCTTATCTCCAGATCACCTGACTCAACAAACGCTGTCATTGCCTGACCGTCATCATCAAAGCCAGTTTCATGGCTGTATAGGTAGTTTGCGTCGGTGACCCCAGTGTTTACGCTGGATGCAATAGGGTTGGAGTTCTTGGAGTAACCAATCCACGCGCCACGATCTAAAGTGCCTACAGCCCAAAGGTTTTCAGCGTAGTTGTACGACACATAGTTGGTAATCTCTGTATCGCTTTCGCCCACAGGGTAGAACCAAATAACTTCTGAAAAGTCATTGTTTTCTGCTGCAAAGACCTTGAACGCCTGACCTTTGTTCAAGTTGGTAAACACATGCTCTTTAACGCTACAAGGCAGTGGCTGCACTGAGCCGTTGTAGACATAGAATCCACCAGAATCCATGAAATACACGGAGCCTCTGGCGTTAACCGCCGCGTTTGGCGAGATCATAGAGATGTCTGTGCTTAGCGTTGAAAACTGGAAGGTAAACGGAGCGCCAGTAAACCGCATTGAGTGCAAACTTACATCTGTAAAAACAAGTATCTCTTGCCTTGTCTGTACGGCACCAATGATCTCTGATCCAGAGTTTATCCTGACACCACCAGCGGTATTTGTTGCTGTTGGCGTCCAATCTGCTGCGTTCTCTTGATCAGAGAACCTAACTAATAACGGGTCAATAGTTGATGAGCCAATTGGATTAGAGCCAAAAGCGATAACATGCTGATCTATATCAGATACAAGAACCTGCAAAGCAACAGTTGGTGTGTTTGATGCTCCTGCAAGAGAGCCAATCTCTATGGCTCTAGTGCCTGTGCCAGAGCTTTCGTCCCAGTAATAAACACCGCCTCCTCTAGCATTGAACACCAAGTCCTCACCAAAGTTGTCTTGGCTGAACAATCGCAACTGCCCAGCCGCAGATATACTGCTAGAACTGCCCCAAGCGCCAGAACTCCAAGTGCCTGCTCCGAAACCAGTGCCCTGAACGAAAGTGTTCAAGCCCGTGTTTATCTGATAAGCCGCAACAGTAGAACTGCCGCCGTTACCTGTATCGCTAGAGTTTGCGATTACCTCGGTTCCGTTTGTGTCCTTAGCCGTAATCGTAAAGGTGTTGGTCGTTGGCACAGAAGTAATCTGATACTCCTGATTTAAAACAGCAGCTGTGACTAGCCCACCAAGAGAAGCTGCGCTACTAAAAGTAACAAAGTCATTAACAACCGCGCCATGAGCGTTCTCTGTAACTGTGATTGTTGAAGAGCCGTTTGTTGCTGCAAATGTAGCATCGCCCGCGCCAGAGGTGAGCCTTATTGGGGTTACGTCGTTGTACCCAGCGCCTTCAGCCACATAGAACTTTAGATTAGTGCCTACGCCTAAATAATTTATGGACTCTAAAGATGACCAGTTGTGCAGGGATCTACAGACACCAAGAAAGCTTTGATCTGTGTACTTCTCCCAGCCCCCTATCTTTTCAACTCTGCCTTGGCGAAAGCGTATCTTGTCAGCATCAAACCATCCTGCATCAGCAGAATACTCTGTGCCTTCTTTGTTTACGCCGGGGGCAAACTTGATCTTACTAAGAGCCATGTTTAACGCGGCCCTCTCTGCTTACGTCTGCGTTTTTTCCTGCTAGATGTCTGATCAGGCTGAGCGACTTTCTTCCTGCCTTTCTTAGGCTTAGTGACCTTTTGAGTTCTCGGCTTTACTGGAAGCAATGCTGACAAATCAGGAGCTACAAAAGGTTTAGGCGTTGCTGCTGCCCTTGCTTCCGCAGGAGTAGTCACAGGCGGTAGCGGCAATGGTTGACTCAAAGCTGGCGTAGCAACCACTGGAGGCAGCGGTGGCGGCAGTGCTGGCATTGGTGCTGGCATTGGGATATTTGCTGGCTCCCCTCTTCCGCCACCAAGTAATGCATCTATACCAACGGGTACGGCTGGCGTTGGTTGGGGCTGGGTCATCAAAGAGCCACCACCTCTGCCGCCAAATGGAAATAAATCAGACATCTTGGGATTTAACGGGGGCTTAAACGGCACTGGCCGTGGCGTGGGCGCTGGTCTTTGTACACCACTAGCAAGGCCTCCCCCTGTTCGGGTCGCCGCTGCTGCTAAGTCCTCATACCCTACATCACCGGGGGCAACTGCGTTAGCGAATATACCGCCCATGCCACGCAACCTGTCTCCAAGGTCAGCTTCAGCGGGTATGGGAGCTACAGCAGGAGGCATAACATCGGGAACAGGCGACATAGCAGGTATTGCTGGTTCTGGCTCAGGAGTTGTTCCTTGAGAAGGGTTAAAGAAACCGC